TACCTAACATTCCGGTAACGTCAAAAAAGGAGTTAAGAGTGGTTTTCTTAAGAGCATCTAATTTAGAACGTCCCATTAACCACCTAGTACCCGGATACTTTACACAATTATGTATTAACCAAAGAACGCCGAAGAAGGACTTACCCCCTCCGGCACTCCCGCCGTATAGCACCTCTATAGTCTCCTTGTCATTTAGGTATTTAAACGCTAATGCTTGTTTCTTAGTTAATTTAATATCATTCTTCACCATAAGTACGTGTTCTTCTAAATTTAGCGCCTACGTATCTAAACGAGCTACTATATCTAATCTCGAAAGGCATAGCGCTAACCCTAGTTCTAAACTCCTTTCTCTTTCTTCTATTTTCTTCTAATAATTTACTCCTCATTATCTTCGTCCGGTTCAATTCCAATATTAATCTGTATTCTTTCTCCTTCGCTAGTAACGTCCTTCTTATCTGGTTCATTTACTCCAGTAAGCTTTGCTATATCTGCTAAGATCTTTCTAGCTATTTCCATTTCACCTTCTTTAATAGCTTCCATATATAACTTAAAAAGTCTAGCGTGATGTGATTCAGCCATAGCTTCTCTATCTTTAGCGAATTTTTCTTTCACATGATCTTTAGCTTTCTTCCAATAAGTATCAGATTGTCTTGACTCAATACCATACTTCTTCTTACAGTGAATAACCCATTCACCTCTACTCATATTCTTGTTAAGCAAAAAATCTATTGCTTCAGCTATTCTATTATCGACTTCTACTGAGTCTGCTACGTATTCTTTTTTCTTTCCTGCCATAATTATTATATGCTTTTAAACATCAAATAGATACACTTTCGACTTAGATTCGTCTTGGATACAATCAAGATGACACCAAGAAATCGGCTTCCCTTTTAAATTCCTTTCTAACCTAATCTGACAAGGAAATAAGTCAGCATTAGCTACTATCCATTCTCTAACTTCTATAGCTGTCATTCCTTCAACGTCGAAGTCTACCGCTTTACCAAACATATGAGCTGATAAGTAAGCCTTAGTTTTCTTTTTAACCATAGGGCTATTATTATGCCTTAATCCTCTTTGAGAGAACTCACCTCTCCACGCCCAATTATTAACCGTTATAGGTTTTCTTAAGTTATGTCTAATAATGAATAAACAATCTAATAAGTTTTCATCTAAAAACTTCCAAGCACCATTACCAAATCTGTTAAACACCTCTTCGTCTACTAACTCTTTAATAGAGAAATAATCTTTTATTGTCTTACTCATCTTTCTTTTTTTCTTTTTAATGGTATAGTAAAATAGGTCTGCTCACCTCCAGAACCTCTACCTCTATAGGGATTTATATTACCTGCTAACTCCCAACCTAACTCTGTAGCTTTCTCCAATTTATTAACAAAATTGTACTCACTACATTTTATAAAATTAAATTCGTACATGATCTACCATTTACCTCTAGGACAAGAGAACATTTTAAACCTAGCCTTAACATTAATAACACATCCGCAAGTTTTGTTTTTACCGTTAGAAGGTTTACCTAACTTACCGCAAGTGTATATTGGTCCTTCTTGATCTTTTGTAGCTGTACAATCCAGACAAATAGCTTTTCTAGTTTCGTAATCTCTAGCGACTTCAATTCTTTTAGGTAAATTAAACTTGATCACTAAGTCGTTAAGCATAGAGACGTAACAAGAGCTACACGTACGACTTTCGTAATATGCACTACTCTTATTGAAAACGTTTCTGTGTAAATTAATTAACTCTTTTTTGTCAATTTGAGTCATACTCCTATAAGGATAACCTATTGACTCTATAAGCTTAATAAAGCTCTCTTTCTGTGAATCCATAATTAATTAAATAATTTTTGTTGTAATAAATCCTTTGCATAAACAAAAGTGTTCTTATACTTATAACTCTCTTTTATATTTGCTTTTACATAGTCTTCACTGTAAATACCTTCAATATAAGCGTATTTATCCTTAATTTGAATAAATACATAGAAGTCTGCCCTTAAATGTTTAGAGAGACTTTCTAAAGAGCAATTAAAGGTGTAGGTTTTTTTAGAAGTAGCTTTGACTTGGTAAGTGTAACCTTTATTACAAGCAAAATCAATTCCCATGTAATCTCTATCTAACGACTGATCATGAATAGTTTCACCTTGAAAGTTCTTAAGGAACCAGCTTTTGAAAGCTAGCTCCCCAAGTTCCCCGGTAGATCTATTATTAAAATCAGACAAATCTATTTTAGCAACGTATCTTCTCATTAGGCTTCTTTTACAAATGTTCCGTTTTCCATTTTACCTTTACGCTTAGCAATAACACTATAAGCCTCATTAACACAAGATTCTAAAGTAATATCAATTCCATACTTGATCTTAGCTAACTCAGCTACGTTAGTTAGTACTACAACACAATCACCAATAGCATCAATGATCTCTGGAATATCATCTTTTAGCACTGCTTTTGATAATTCTCCAGCTTCTTCATAAAGCTTTAAAGTTTGTGTCTTTACATCTCCTTTTTCGAAGATTCCTTTGTCTTTTGCCCATTCTCTAATTGAGCTAAATTCGTTTTTTAATTCCATAATTTTTAATTTTTATTTTTTCACTTTTACTTCTAATCTTGAATCCGGATTATAGTTTTCTAAAATCATCTTATCATAGCTGAACTCACTAAACTTTGGACAGTTTACTAAAGTTGGTAAGGCTTTCTTTTTACGCCCCGCATAAATCGCTGCTTTTGAAACATGCTCCTCGTATAAATGGCAAGCTGCTGCGTTTATAATGACTTCACCAGGTTTTTTATTAAGTTCTTTAGCTATTATAGATAAAATAGTGGCGTACATTCCTACATCATAAGGCAATCCAATAAATAAATCTAAAGACCTCATTGATACGACAATATCAATATGGTCCGGGTAAGTAACTAATTGAAAAGCATAATGACAAGGAGGTAGTTCCATCTCGTTAATTCTAATAGGGTTCCACATACTTATTAGGTGTCTTCTTGAAGTATAGTTAGACTTAAGATCTTTAATAAGGTTTTTAAGTTGGTCAACCCCTTCAAAATCCCTGATTTGTTTACCATAAACTGGTCCTAAATCACCATCTTCTTTTGCCCATTGATTCCAAATGGTAACGCCCCTTTCTTGAAGAAACTTTACATTTGTTTCTCCTCTTAATAACCACTCAACCTCAACAAATATACTTTTAGGAAAAATCTTTTTACCTGTTACAATGGGAAAACCTTCCCTTAGATTGGCCCTAATCTGGATTCCTGTTAATTGGCGAACCTTTCCATTCCTGGAATTTATTTTTTCTCCTTTCTTAGCCACTAAGTGTATAGCTGCCGAATAGTTTTCTTCGTAAGTATTCATACTACCTATGTCTATTACTCATTTTATACCCCAATGTCTTTTCGTAATCCTCATCAAACTTTTCAAAAGCTGTTTTAGGCCTCAAAGTTTTTTCGTAGGCTTCGTCGTATTCTTCATCACTTAGTCTGTTATTAGGGCTCCCTTCTTTTTCTAAGAAGTTATTTAAGGACCCTAAATAAGCCACAGCGTCAAGTAAGTTATCTTCTTTATGGGCATAGCTCTGACGAGCCATTTTAAGAGCCACTAACACATTATAAGCATCTACTATAGAAATCTCTTTATTGCTCATTATAGAGGCTAATTTAGCCGTTTTAAGCATACACTGCTGAAACGGTCCATACTGTCTTTCTTTTTCTTCTGATCGTTCGTTCACGATCTCATTTGCTTTTTCTAAAATATTCATATTGGTTTATTAAGCTGTTACAAATTCCGTGTTAACTGATAGACATCTCCAGTTATCTTTTTCTAAATCGAAGTAAGCTAAAACTTTGTCACTCGCTTTCCCTGTTCCTTTTGGATGTTTTTCTACTGGAACAAAGGTTAAATTCGTAGTACCTTTAGCTATTCTTACTGAACCGTCCTTTTTAATAAATGCAAAGTCTGTGATTCCGTTTGACAATTCTTTTCTTAGATCTTGTACTTTCATAATTATTCGTTTTTGTTATTGATTCAAATATAAGTATATTCTGTTAATAAATGAAACTTTTTTAACAATTTAATTGTAATAGTGTTCTTTTTATTTGATCTTCAATCTCTTTAACAGCTACTCTAAGTTTAGAGTCATAAGGCATACCTTCTGCGATTTTTTTATTACCGTGTATAAAGGTTGTTCTATCCCTATTAATAATGTTAGTTAATATAGGACCAAATTGAGAGTAAGAAATGTATCTCTCAAAACAAAAGTAACTGATCAAGTGTCTAGCTACTGGGAGTGGGTTTTTTCTACTCTCTCCACATAAAGCATTTACAGTTACATCAAAGTAATTAGCAACACAGTCAACAACAGTTGTTACATATTTCTCAACCTCAACGTCAATGTCCTTAACTCTTTTATTTGGATCAGTTACTGCTCCATCATACTGAATAGAGTAAGATAAAGCTCCTTTGATCCTATCTCTAACTTCATATTCTCCGTTCTTGATAAAATTGATATGTTCATCGTTGATAACTTCAAATATAGGGCTCATTTCTAATCCGTGTTCAACAGAACAGGATAAAACAGCGTGTAGAATACTACCTAAATGATGAGCAACCCCGATAATATCGTTAGCTTCTTTAGCATGTTTATAACCTTTTATATCAAAGTTAATTACGTTCAAATCAAAATTTGATTTAGTGATAGGTCTATTACTAATTTGTTGACCGTTAGCTTTGTTGAATTTTTCTATTTCTTTCCTTTTCATATTTAATTGTTTTCTATTTTTCCTACTCTCCAAAGTTGTTCTTTAATAAACCATAAATCGTCAAAACCTTGTTTCAATGATCTATTATCCTTTTGTGTACAAAGTCTAGCTTGATAAGCTTCTAAAAGAACATCTATTTTTTCTATTGCTTGTAAAATTCCATCATCCATATTACCAAAGTTTAACAGTTATACGTTCAATGTCTTCTTCGTTAACTATCTCAATAGAGTTACCCTCCTTATCGAATCCTACACAATAATCTAAACAAGCTATTAAGGTTAAACCACTTTCTACTACTGGAGCTACTTTTAAAGAGTACTGTAAGTCTAAATCTAAACCAGTTAATGTTACATAAGAGTTAAGACCTCTAGTACCGTACTCTAATTCTTTTACTTCGTTGATGATTGCTCTTTTAACATCTTGAATTTGTCCGCTTCTTAATTTCATATTTATTCGTTTTTTAATTATTGATATATCAAATATACAGACTTTTGTTTGTAACTGAAAACTTTTTAACATAAAAAAAGCACCTAATTTCTTAAGTGCTTGATTTTCAATGAGAAAAAATTAACTATAAACTCTCTAGAACTAGATTGAATGATGGTTTTTCTAAGTCTGGATGAGGTTCTATAGTGATACCTTTACAGTATTTAGGTGAATCATCTATAATATAACCTAGCTTTTTAAGAGTGTCTTCAAATATCTTGATCATTGTTATAACATTAGAAGGATCATGCCTAGAATTAACATGCATCTTGATCCTATACTCTTTCTTTATATTAGGGATGTTATTATCTAAAACTTCTTTAAAAATAGCGTACCACCTATCTTTTTGTTTCTTCCTAACTGTCCAATGTTTCCCGGCGTACCAATCGTTTAATGATATTGGATTCTCTTTAATTGTATAGTGATAATGAGCCATTAAAATAAGTGAGTTAAACTAGCTATTCTTCCAAATAACTTATGATGTAAAAATCCTTCGACAGCTTTAGGAGCATGTTGAAACCCATTTCGATGATGCCAGGAGTCAGTTCCAGAAGGAGATCTTAATGTCTCAACATTCACATTCATATAGTCTTTAGAAACTTTATGATGTAGATGTTTAGTATAGATATAATAATGATCACAATCTACCCAATGTTCTTTAGCTTCAATACTCATAAGTTGAGGTAACTTATCAGCTTTAGCTCCATCTCCGTGAGTAGTTCCAATTAAGTTTTTACCGTACTTGTAGTATTTTCTATGAGCAATTGAAACATCAAATGTTACATTCTTAGATTTTCTAAACCAAGCTTCAACCCCTTGAGCTAACATAAATCCGCTCATGTAATCGTGATTAGATGGATCATAAATAACGTGAACATCAGCAACACTAGAACAAATCTCAATCAATTCAACCATTAGTTTAAAAGCCATTCTAAAAGCATCATACCACATAAGAGAAGCATCTTGCTGTGTTCCAGATGTAGTAGTGTTTTTAGGGGTATCAACGTGAAGAACATCGTTACCCATATTAAAAACTATCTTATCAATGTTGAATCCAGAAGATTTATCTAATAAACCTATAATTCCTTCTTTAGCTCTATCTTCAGCGATCATGTGATTATAAGGATCACCAGTTTCAAAAGCACTTGATAATTTCCCTAAATGTAAATCAGCTAATCCGATAAACAAAAGATGATCATCCTCTGATGCTTTTCTTTTGATTTTAGGGAACTTTGGGGCTAGTGACTTAATCTCATCTAGTATTTCAGCTTTTATCTCATCTAATGACTTAACATCGTTCTTTGCGAACATCGAAAACTTTTCAGATTTATACCAATAATGCTTAATATCTTTTAAGTCGATACCTGCTTGAGTAGCTTCTTCTTTTAATAATGATTCTCTTTCGTTCTTATCATTTTTGAACTCTTTCCAAACTTGATATTCTTCAGGGCTCATCCTAACTTGATGAGGGTTTTTCTTTCTATAATCCATTGTGGCTTTTTTACTAGGCATTCTTATTTATTTGTGTGTAAAATATTAAAAATTAATTAAATAGAGTCGTATAAAACTTCTTTAATCTCATTAAGTTCCTTCTCTTGTACTCTTAACTTTCTTTGATAAGACGTAATCGCCGCATCTCTTCTACAATCTTCTAACTCCATTTTCTGTAGTTTATGCTGACACATCTCTAAAGTATTCTGTAAGTACATTATATGAATTCTAACATTCCTTAGATCATTTAATGTTTTTTTAACCGATTCGCTTTTATCTTGTCTGGCATCTAACTTTGCTATGATAGTTCCTAAAACTCCATAACTGTATAATGTATTTCCTTCTATATTCATTTTTAAAATGGTATTGAATCCTCATCTCTATTAAATGTTGTTCCTTTGTTAAATGCTTCAGTGGTTTCTTCTTTATCAAAGCTCATTTCTTCTTGAATCCCACACCTTTCTTTAAGCTTAGTCCTATCAGCGTAAATATCCACTCCGTCCCAATCTTTACAGTAGTAAGCGTTCATTTCCTTATTGTAAAAGAAAGTATAATCTCCTTTCTTAGAAGCACCTTTGGGCTTTTCTTTAGCTATCCTTATAATAGCCTCGTTTGCTTCGTAAGTTCCTTGTCCGTTATCTCTAGTAACTCCGTAAGGAGGTCTCCATACTATAATCATCTGTTCACCTTTTCTAAACCACGCTTGACCTCCGGCAAACTCTCTTGGAGTCGGTATTGGGCAAAATCTCTTACCATCTTTTTCGATGATAGGCTGGTCTCTAACGTGAGTGATTAAGCAGTTATGTCTACCGGTTTTTCTAGCGTTTCTTCTACACTTACCTAAAAGTTCTTCAACATACAAATCTTGTCTACCGCTAAAATCATGCTTAACTTCGTTAAATGGATCAATTGTTGTAGTATTGAATTTCCATCCAAGTTCTTCTTCAACTTGATCAACCATTTCATAATATTGATCTAAAGTCATAGTATCGTCTTTAGGGTCGATAACTACAAAGTGTTCACCTATAAAATACTCCGCTTGGCTTTTATCCGCTTCAGTCATTTTAACATCATCTTTACCGAAGTAAGGCTTGTTAACGTACTTATGGCAAAGTTCAGCGAAAACCTCGTGTACTTCTCCAGTCTCAGGAGTAAATATAATATGCTTATCTCCGTATATACAAGATAGGTTAACTAATATCTCTAACCACCATTCTGACTTACCCGAAGCAGGTGCGCCTGCGATATAAGTAGTACAACCTTTTTTAATAGACATTCCGCACTTATCGAAGTCAAATCCGATTTCTTTACCTCTCGTTAATCCTTTTTCTCTTAGCTTAAATAATTCATTAGAAACGTCCTTAAGCTCGTAATAGTGTTTTGGTTTGTTCGTTTTCATATTATTTTAATTGTTATTGTCGTCTCCGCACATTGAGAAAATATCACAGCTTTCTTCAAATAAATCAAGCTGCTCTGATGTTTCAGAACTATCATCTTTAACAATTAAGTCAACGGCATTTTCAATATACCATTCAGCAGATCTGTTTTTTCTAAAGAATGTTATCTTATAATTATCAGATTTGCCTTCAAGACTTCTTGATTCAGGGATAAAATTTGAATACTCTTCTTCAAGGATCTTAAAAGAATTAAATTTTTCAGGAGCTTCAAAAGCAATCTTTAGAAGTTTTTTTTCTGACTTCTTCCAACACGTTTTGCAATTGCCTTGATAACCTTTTAACTCTAATCTAAAAGGCTGTTCATCCCACCATGAGTTCACTTTTGTCTTTGTTGTTTTTACTTCTGTTACTAATGGATAAAGAAGTTTGTGTTCTTTTCTTTTACTGTTTATTCTGTCAATCTCATCATACCTTATTCCAATTGCAGTATAGTAATCTTTCCAACCTATACTTCTTAAATAGCTTTTAATTGGCTGGAGTTTTAACTCTCTATTACAATGAGGATAAGAATTGTTTGGTATTCCATAAACCTGAATCATTTCTTCAAAAAGTCTATTTGACCTTGTAGCCGTTTCAAAGTTTACTATTTTATGTGTAGTTCCTTTACCGTGTTCTTTATGAAAAACTCCCTCAACCCAAATAACTTCAATATTAAATAGATTAGCGCATCTTTCTACAAATAAAAGAGTCTCTTCATTTTCTTCTCCAGTATTAGCAAAAACAACTTTTATCTCATACTTATCTTGCCAATTGTTTAAAATCCAATAAAGCATATATCCTGATGTTTCTCCACCGCTAAAACTTACAAGTAACTTCTCTTTCATATTATTCTATTTTAAAAGTGTTCGTTAAATCCTGTAGAGTAAGATTCGTTTTTAATTATCTTAACGTCGTTCTTTTTAACTTCCTGGTCTCGTTTAAGCCAATTAAGTATAGTTAGGTAAACGCTTTTTACTTGCTTATTCTTTTTCCAACCTTCAATCTTAGCTATGTAGTGATCAATAGTAGCAGAATCATAGTGTTTCAAAAGTTTATCGTAATCTTTCATTGATAATATCAAATGACCATTTTCGTAATAATTTGATGGATCTTCGACTTCAGTTGTTATAGTAGCAATTCCTTTAACACTAGAATAATTATCTATCAAAAAATTGAATGATTTATCTACATCAGTTTTATCTAAAACATCAATATTGTCTCTAACAGAAGATGGCAACTCATTGAATGTTTCAATAGCACTCTTCTTCATGTTTGTATTGTATTTCTGATGCTTCATATAATTAACTAAAATAATGTAGTTATCAACGTACTTCACTTTGCCTAATCTTTGAAAAACATCTAATGCATCCTTTATGCATTCAATAGATAATCCTGTTTCGAATGACATCTTTCTTTTAGATGCTTCATAAATCCCTAACATATTTGTCTTCTCATTTGTGATCAAATAAAGGAATAACAGTTTGTACTCTGGAGCTATATCCTCTATAAAAGGGTCACTCCAAAAGGCAGTATTAACGCTTCTTTTTTTGCTCATAAGTTTGTTTTTTAAGTAAGTGTCTGTAAAATAAATTAAAAAAAGTGTTCCAAGTAAGACCTAAGATTAAAAAATCTATTAACGGGTTAATCATAACATCATATAATACTATCGCTAAAGTCAAGTTAATAATCATAGAACTCTTAAAGAAGTGGAAAGCATCCGTAAACCATACTGGTATACTAGTTCTACCCTGCTTAACGTCTCCGTTAATGTATTTATTCCTCCAAGATACTTGACCATTCCACCATCTAGCTCTAAATAAATCGTTATTAAATATTGATCTATGAAAATGGAATTGAGTTACGTCCATTATAGCATTACAGATAGAAGCTAATAGAACAAAAATAAAACTAATCATCTTCTTAAGTCTTTAATAAAGTTAACAATTCCGGCTACTACGAATACGGATATGTAAAAGGCTATAACAATAGCCATAACTACCATAATCGGATAGGTCCAAGAAAACCAATTAGATAATATTCCAGATGTAATCATAATGACCAAATAAGTAAATAACTGAGTTAATACGTTTTTTCTAAATCTTTCAAAAAATCTGTTCATTTTGTTTTGGTTTTAAAGCCTCCGAAGAGGCTAGTTATTAAATAAAGAATACCCAAAGTAGACCTTTTAATTCTGCTACTATCGGACCAGCGAATATAATCGCTAATAAGTTATCCCAGTCTTTACAAATATCAATAAAGAACACTATTGACATTATCTGGCTAATAATAAAATAAACTGCTAATAAAATTTCTCCTAATTTTCCCATTTTGTTTTGTTTTTAAGAGGAGCGTTTCCACCCCTCTATAATTTCTAAATCTAATTCTTTGATCAATTTACTTAAAAAGGCAGATCATCTGTTACCTCTTCATTTGCTTGTTCAGCACTTCCTTCTGGCTTCCAAGTGTTAACCACTACCGAATGAGTCTTACCATATTGATCTGGTGATTCTCTTTTTTCAGAGATAGTTAAATTAATGTACTTCTTACCTTTGAACTCAGTGATGTGTTCTTGCGGCAAATCTGATAAACAGATTGAAAAGTTAATAAATCCGTACTGATCATTCTTTTTTCCGTTTCCTACGAAAATCTTGTCTTGTTGTGACATATTATAAAATTTAATTAATTACTGTTTAAAAATAGGCATTAAAACGCCTTTTAACGGTCTTTAGAAAGCATTTAAACGCTTTCTACTTTAGCGTTAGCGGTTATTAGTCCGCTGAATAGTGGCGTGGTCAAATGGTATCAAATCTTGCCCATAATCAGCATATACCCCGTAGTGTCTTTCTTCAACGTCAACCATAGCCACTTTTGCACTAAATGTTTTACCTCTAAACATTTTACTTTCTGTCGGGGTGTCGTCAAATGTCCAGCTTATTGTATCGCCTATTTCAGCAATTAATTTATCCATAAGTAAGTAAATAACAACCGCTAACAAGCGGTCATAGTTAATAAAGCCAATTAAAGTTTGTATTTTATAGGTTGCGGTAGTGGGTGGCTTTACTAACCATACCGCAAGCCCGTTAAATAAATGCGGTTACTACCTCTAAATGGTTTCTAATCTCGATAACTCTCTTTCTAATCTCGTCTATTACGTCCTCGTCTCTTTCTATATCGAATACCTTGATTCTATACTTCGGGTCTATATTATCGTAGTCGTGGCTCATCATATCGTACTTGCATAAATGCTCAGGAGTATTCATTAAAGTATAGACTAACTTAGCTTTCTTTTTACCAGTTAAAGCCATATAACATTGAAGCTGATAAAAGTAGTCTTTATTCGGTATCTCTTTTTCTAATAGAGGGAAAGTGAAGCAATCAAAAGAGTTTTTAACATCTATGACTAAATCTTTAGTTAAAACATCGGGAGTTCCTATCATAAAGTCATCCTCGTAAAGTTTTTCATTTTTAGAAACTCCTCCTAAATTAAGATGTTTATCTATAAACTCAATACTTTCATCTTCTACCTCATTTCCTTTTTCAATAGCCTTAGAGGTTATATACTTTTTCCTTCCGTAAATCTGGCTTTTTATCCACTCATCAACATAAGTTAAACAAGTCTTACTTAAACTACCTTTTTTTCTAGAACTAGTCATTATTTTACCACATTGACTAGGACTTACCTTAAACTCTTTCATAACTAAAACTCCATTTAAATCCTCCAGCGGTTTTTCTTTTTCCATTACAAACCTCTGATATATGTTTGATTTTCGTGTATCTATAAGCTTCTGATATAGAATGGTAATAACCTAACTTATTACCTTTTAAATCTAATTTAAAAACCCCTTTACTTAGTGGATTATCTCCGTATTTACTAGGTTTTCTTAATCCTTCTTTTAAAGCGTGTTCTAAATTCTCTTTATCTGTTGCCCACTCTAGGTTAACAACTCTATTATCAGTCTTTATACCATTAATATGGTTAACAGTTCTTTTGTTTTCAGTATTATCCTTAAAAGCTAAACAAACCAATCTATGAGATAAATATCTTTTACCATTAACTGTAACCCTTAAATAACCTTTATTTGTAACTCCTTGATATAGTTTTTTATTGTTACATATAATATCCCCCATATTAGAAGCTTTATACCCTTCGAAACCTGGTATATCTTTAAAAATTTCTCTCATTACTCACTAGCTAATTTAATTAATTCCTCTTCTACGGCTTTTGAAACAGTGTATTTCTGTTTTACTTGGTCCATAGAGTAACCAGATTTAAGTCCTACTATAACGTTATTCCATACCTTATGACTAGAGTTTAAAACCTCTTTCTTTTTAGGAGTAGGTTTCTTAGTCGGTGCTTGTTTCTTAGTCTGTTCTCCTGATGCATCCGTATCCTTATCAGTAACTAAACCTAAGATAGCTGATAACGAGTAACGTCTATAGTATGTAATCGCCGAACCCATTACTTGGAATTCGTTCATACCTTTTAAAGTAACGTCGTTAGGTATAATCATCGTACTAGAAAGGCTTTCCCCCGTCTCTGCGTGGAAGATTAACGTTTCGATAGTATTAGCACCTAAATCGTTAGTTCCTAATAATTGGCTAAATCCTAAACCGTTCTTTTTTAAGATAGGGTTAATAACTGTGAAAATTTCAGGTAAAGAACTGTAACTATACCCGTATCCGCTAGTCCCTTTATGTATAGAAGGCGCTTCTTGTTGAAACGAGGCTAATGCCTTATATAAATTCGTCTTTTCCATAATGTTTTAAAGTTTGTTTAATAAAAATAAGTAAATAATTGCTTTTAAATCAGCTACCGCATCCGATACAAGTAATCGGCTCTGGTATATTCGTTTTATAATCTTTTCCGTTATCATATGCTTCTAAGTGCTTTTTCATTTCGTAGTTAATAGAACTTCTTTCTAGTCCGCTTTCCGCTTTCTCTAATTGCTCTTGGTAAATCTTAATAATCTGCTCTCTTGTCATCTTCTTTATTATTTATAGTTAAAAATCTAATTCTCCACATCGTATCGTTAAATCTCTTTTCTGTGTGGCTATCTAACCACTCTTTATGATTAGTGTAGCTACCCGGATAAGTGCTTTTACTTATCCCTTTCGCTAGTCCTTTGAATTGGTTCTCGTTTCTCATTATCTCACGTATTTTAACTGTTCTTTAATCTGGCTAGTAACTCTTAACTCGTATTCGTTTTCGTCTCCGTCTTTAGGCATAAACTTTACTTCGTAAACCTCTATAGAACCTTCGAAAGGCTCGTAGCCGTCGTATTTACCCGCGTAAACGTCTACAGTAATCATAAAATAAAAGTTGTCT